ATTAGATGTCAGAGACAAAGATCAACGTTTATTCGAAGCAAATGAGTTTGACTTCACTAATGTGCCAGATACACCCGGTAGTCTAGACAACTACATTGAGGATTTAACAACCAAAAGCACAGCACGTATCAACGAAAAGATTCGTGCCAGTGCAAATTGGCGAGAATATCTCAACTATATGGGTGTAGGTCTAACTTCAGGAACTATTCCAGCATTTGTGCCTAACAACATAAAAAGTAGAAAGGCAGATTTTACCGATATGTGTAGTTATTACACATTAAAGGAATACTTGCTACCCAAAGTAGCAGACTTCGGTAATCCAGAATCGCCAGAAGTGCAGAAAATCACTTATTACGAAAATAAGTTCGAGAATTTATTCACAGAACTTACCAGTATGTGGGATTGGTATTCACAAGACGGCGATGCCACTGTTGAAGACAATGAGAAATTCATTAGATTCAGCAGAAGTCGAAGGACTCGTGGCAAATCAAATGTGGTAAGAGTTAGATAATGGCAATACGTGATGATTTAATTACTGGTTTGACCACTAGATTAGCAGGCAGTAGTGTAAGTGTTAGCACAGAACTACCGTTTGTTAGTGGAGATATACCTTTATATCAAAAAAATATGAAGAAAGTGTATCTAGACGAACAACAAGTTGACATCACAGAAGTATACAACACATTGGATCGAGGAGATGTTAGTCAAACTGAAACTGTCATCAATGCTTATCTATGTGTAGATGCTAAAAATAGTCTTACAGACATCGCAAGTATCATTAATTTGATACAGTCCGAAAGGACACAACTAACGGATAATAATCAATTTATTCGTGAAGTTGATTTAACAACAGATTTTGTCGATGACAAAATCGTCTATACTTTCGAGTATAGATTCATTGCAATATAAAATAGGAGATAACCAATGAGCGTAATTAACGTAACAGCAGGTTCACAAGCAATATTGACCTTGGGTAACACAGAAGTATTGGCGGCTCCAGCAGCCGTTGGCGGTTTGGTTGTCCCATTAGTCCAAGATGTAACTGTCTCAGCCGCACCCGGCACAGTCAGATACAGCACCCTAGATAGTGGTTCAAGTAGTGCATTCACAACTACAAATGAGAATGAAATTTCATTCAATATGTTAGTAGATGACGATGTATTCTTTGGTAACGCCGCACTTACAACTAATAGTGTAGCAGAACTAGGACTATTGACTACTTCAATTAACAAGACTGAAATTTTCTTCAGTGTTGCATTTGAAGGTGATACAAGCACAGACAACTACATCAAGGGTAAAGGATTTATTGGAGGATTGGCGCCAACAGCATCAATTGACCAAGCAGTCTGGCTTTCCCCGGGAACAATAATTGTAAACGGTGAACTTACAAAAGATACAGTCTAACATTTAGACTTAGTAACTCCCCCCTTCTGCGGGGGAGTTGCACTTTATAAAGAGAGAACTTATGAAAGTAGCAAAAATTTTAAGATGGTATGACAAAGACGGAAAATACTGTGGACCCAAAGACAGAATGGTTCGTATGAAAGAAGGATCATACCCATTAGAACAATATGCAGATATGCACGGTATCAAATTACCAGATGCCAAAGAGAAGAAAGAACACAAACCTAAAAAAGAGGTAAATAGTTATGCAGATATGGAACAATCACACCATCAAGGACATACTGAAGAGTATGGAGATGGAGATAGCAAAAGCAAAGAATGAACTTAATTGTGCAGAGGCTGATATAGCCAAAGCACACAAACGTATGGCATTTTGTTTAAGTGCCTTACACAATATAAAAAATAGAGATATAGAGGAAACAGAGATATGAAACTAGCCGACCTAGCAATAAAACCCAAACTTATAAAATTAACAATAAATGATGAAGCCATAGTGAAAAAGTATGGTGAAGAATTAGAATTTTATATGTATGACAGACAACCATTAGATGTATTCAGTAAAATGGCAAACGCCAGCACTGATGATATGGAAACTTACTTTACATTACTTACACAAATTATACTCAAAGAAGATGGCACACCAGTTATGAGTGATGACCACGTTCTTCCTGTTGATGTAATGACTGAAGCAATGAAATTAATTGGTGACAATCTGGGAAAGTAACATCTCATCCAATTGATGAGAGTTCTGAAACCAATCTGTTATTGATGTTAGATAGTGTTGCAAAACGTTACGGTGTTTTGCCCAGCACATTGTTAGAAACCGGCGATACACTTGATTTGATGATATTTGATGTTGCGGTAAATTATGAAATTATTCAAAATGCCAAAGCAAACAAACAACAACTAAGTCAAGATATGCTGACCAGAGAAGTTGGCAAAGACAAACTAGAAAGTTTAAAAGAAAAATATTACGGTAAAAAATGATAACACTAACAACATCAATGAAAGAAGTAAGAAAAATGTTCGAAGACCTAGAAGACTTACCTCGCGACGTTATAAAACCAGCATACAAGTTTCTTAAAAAAGAAACACCCATTAGAAGTGGTAATGCTAGAAATAAAACTGTGTTAAGAGGCGACACTATAAAAAGTGGTTATCCTTATGCCGGAAGATTAGACGAAGGGTGGAGTCAACAAGCACCCAAAGGTTTCACAGAACCTACTATCGATCATATAGACAAATTGGTAGATAAAGAAATTAGAAGGTTAACAAGATAATGGCTAAGAAAATAGAAGTAACACTCAAACTGAATGATAGAGATTTTGTTAGTGGTATTAAACGTGCTAACAGAAATCTAGACAAATTACAACGTAATCTAAAGCAAACCGGCGGTAGTGCCAGAGGATTAAGTGGCCAACAAGGTATGGGTGGACTTACAACAGCCATTGCGGCTGTTGGTGCGGCAACAGTTGCTACAACAGGTCAACAAGGTGCACAAGTTAGGTTAAGCAGAAATTTAGTTGACCAAGTCCAAAAAACCGCAAACCAATTTAAAAGACTTAGAGATTCGTTAATTGAAGGCACAATTGAAACAAAAGATAATGTAAAAAAGGGAAGAGAGTTATATAATGTTCAACGAAAAGTATCCACAGCCGCAAAAAACCTAACTCAAGAACAAATTGAATTAGAAAAAGGTCAAACAAAGGCTAATCAAGGGTTTGCTAAAGGCGGTGCTAGATTACTTAAATTTGCCGGTATTGCCGCGATAGTAGCCGGTGCTGTAGCAGGTATAACATTAGGTTTTAGACAGTTAGCCGGCAGTATATCAACAGCCGCAAGATTCCAAGATATCGAAACAACATTAACAAACATTACAGGTAGTGCAGAAGCAGGTGCGTATGCTTTAAGTTTGGTAAAAGACGAAGCAACTAAATTACCCATTGCTTTTGATGAACTAGCCGGATCGGCGCCTGTGTTGTCCACCATATCAGATGACCTAGGTGGTTTAAGAAAAAATATTAATTTAGCCGCAGATATCAGTGCCCAATTTGGTATTGGATTTACAGAAGCCGCAAGTTCGTTGCAAAGAGCCTTTAGTGCAGGTGCTGGTGCGGCAGATATATTTAGAGAAAGAGGTGTTTTATCCGCGGCAGGATTCCAAGCAGGTGTAAGTTACAGCATTGACGAAACCAGAAAGAAATTGGAAGAATATGGTGAGTCCATAAAAGGTGCCGCACAAACCTTAAGTCAAACGTTTACAGGTGCTGTAAGTCAAGCAGGCGACAGAATAACATTATTTCAGGCGGCAATGGGTGAAGAAACATTGCCATTCTTTACAGCAACATTAAGAGAACTAGTTTCAGTATTTGACGAGAGTGGAGATGCCGCATATGCAACAGCAAAAACTATAGGTAAAAATGTTGTAGAAGGATTTCAGAATGCTGTGATCGGCGGTGCATATTTACTTGATGTATTAGAAGCCGCAAAAAACGCCTTTGTCGAAATTGTTACACTGGGCGGATTGTTAGATGGTGCGTATGCGGCTATAGGTAATGCTTTAAAAAGTCTAGGTGTCAGTATAGGTGAAAGTCTAGATGGTATTATAGATTTTGACAAAGCAGAGGCGGCTAAAAAATTCTTTGATAGTGTAACTATGGATGCTGAACAAATTAAACGTGCTAAAAAAACAGGCGAAGCCATTACAGATGCTACCAAAATACCTAAGGCAGCCTCGGACACCATAGAAGACACTAGAACAGCATTTGAGAAACTCAAAGATGCAATGGATCTTAGCAAAGGCACAAATCCAGAAGAATTTAAAGCATTTATGTTGAGTTTGAATTCAATATTCGAACAAGGCGAAATAGGTATAGATACTTACATAAACACAAAACGTGAACTGGATGAATTGTTCGGTCAAAATGAAGGCTTAAACAATTTTATTGACACATTAGGCACAGCACAAAAATCCTTAAGTGAAGACTTGGCAACAGCATTCTTAGAAGGACAAAAGGCAGGAGACGCCTTTAAAAACTTCTTTAAAACTATGGTAACTCAAATAATTGCAGACATTATACGTTTGCAAGTTATACAACCAATATTAACAAGTATATTTGGTGCATTTGGTATACAAGGATCATTTGCTACGGGCGGATCATTTATTCCAGGAAGACGTAATGGTGGACCAGTAAGTGCTGGCGGAACATACGTGGTTGGGGAAGATGGACCTGAGTTGCTTAGAATGGGCAGTCAAAGTGGTCACGTTATTCCAAACGGACAAGCAATGGGTGGCACAACCGTAAATTACAACATAAACGCCGTGGATGCCGCCAGTTTCAAACAACTGGTAGCACAAGATCCAGAATTTATATACAACGTGAGTAGAGCAGGCGCAAGGAGGACACCTCAATAATGAGTATACAAACAATTATAGATAACGCAACGTTTGTCACAGTAAACAAACGCAAAGTAGCCGCAAGTAGTGTTAGCAGAAGTGGACATATCAAAACAGCAGACAGAGGTGTAGGAGTATACCAATTTACTGTGGGTATGCACGCCGGACTAACTTACAGCACCAACAGAAGTTTATTAGAAAGTTTAGACACTATGGATGTAATCAATGAAGCCAATATAAGTCTAAACAATAATACTGGTATGAATTATGTCACAGCATATCAAGGTGATTTAACACAGGCAAATTTGGACCAGATAGTTTGCACAACAGGCACAGGAACAGATGGTGCTAACATTCACATAGACACCACAGGCGTAACAGGATCGCCAAGTGGTATATTGTTCAAAGCAGGAGATTACATACAGCCACTGGGCAACACAAGCACTTACAGATACCCTTATCAGGTAACATCAGATGTAACATTTAGTCCTAGTTCAGACTTGACTATACCTGTGCATAGAGGTGTGCTAACACAAACAGGAACCAGCATAACAACCGGTGGGTTAAGAGTAGGTAATGCTGTAAACTTTCAAGTCAAAGCATTATCGATGCCCACATACAGTATAGTGCCACACGATAGAGTGCAATTTAGTGGCGACTTTGAATTAATGGAGGTTATCACAGACTAATGGCTACTACTATAACAGCAGTTCAACAAGACCACATTGTTAGTGTTGTGCTTATAGACTTAACATTAGATAATACCACATATTATATAAGCAATGCTTATAAACCAGTCACATACAACAGTAATACTTACACAGAGTTAGGCAGTTTCTTAAGTATGGATGCAATCACCGATGATATAAAAACTACTAATGGAGACTTAGCAATAAGCCTTAGTGGTATACCCAGTGATGCAGACTATATGAACATAATACTTACCAGCAAAATAAAAGGCGGTGAAGTAATTGTTAGACGTGGCTTTATGGATAAAAATGACCTTGAACTGGATACCAGTCAAGTGTTTACACGTTATAGTGGTATAATTGTAAACTTTGCAATCACAGAACAAGTAGATATATTA